CCTAGATTTGCTATGTCTTCTATAGATGAAAGAGATCTAGACAAGAAAAATAAGTAGTAGCTATAAAGCGCAAACGGAGTAGAAATCTCTACTCCGTTTTTGCTTTTTTAATGTAGAATTTAAGTATGCCTACAGCAAAAGACTCAAGCCCAAACATAAAGTGGCCACTTCCCCCGGGGAGGCCGGCTTTTTCTGTAAAAAATTTTTTTCCGGTTAAAATTTATGAGTCAATTAGAGAGACTATAAAAACTAATGCAATCTGGGGGCCGGAACATCGGAACAATCCAGCCTGCGAGCCATACCACACGATGACTGGTAGATGGACCACTGAAGTATTTTTTTCAGGAGAGATAAAAAATTTTTTAGAAGATTCTGCAAGAAAAAAATGGAAGAACAATAAAATTAAATTAAAAAGCATATGGTTAAGCAGGTACCAACAGTATCAAGGAGTAACACCTTATTTATGGGAGCATATGGACCAAGGTCCCGCTCAATATGAAATTGACGTTTGTATAGAATCAAACAAAATAAACAATTGGGGGCTAATAGTAGACGGTCAAAGATTTGACGAGGAAGAAAATAATGCAATATTTTTTATGGGACAACAACAGGCCCACGGGCGGCCACCCTATCCAGTAGATGATGAAGAAGCATATGTAATATTGCTTTTTGCCATGTTTGTAGATCCAAGTCATTGGATGTACGAAATAGATGCATACGCCGAGGAAGACGCCCCAAAATGGGATAAAGCCATAAAAAAATACAAACTCGACGGGGATATTAGGTATTACGAGTATTCTGGCCATGCCCCCAGGTATGACAACAAACCCGACGGAAATTATCTATGCTCCAGAGGAGAATGCGGCCCCTGCACGGTAGTGCCAGAGAATTTTATAGATGAAATAGACGGGTACATCAGACTTGACGAATAAAAAAATTCTTGTGTCGATGATTGCGTATAGAGAAAAATATTTAGCGGAGTCAGTAAAAGATTGCTACAAAAAAGCTAAAAATCCAGAAAATTTATTATTTTCTATAGTTTCAGAGCAAAGCAAAAAGGAACTCCACGCAAATTTAGATTTTATTCCAGAAAACCAAATAATTTATAGAACATACGAGCTTACAGAATACCGAGGCGTTCTATGGTCTAGAGCAAAAACTTTAGAAGTAAATTTTGACTATGACTACATTTTGTATACGTGCGGCCACAACAGATTTGTAGAAGATTGGGACGAGAAAGTTTTTATAGAATATGAAAAATCAACAAAAAAAGCAGAAAAATCTTTAATAACAATTGCAGCCCCAGAGTATCGAGTTGGCAAAAACGGAGAAGCAATTACAGATGAGGATTGGCTTAGGCAATCTAATGTTAGACGACCAAAACTACATAATGGCTATATTCCAGGCCACGGTTGGGCCAATGTTATTTCATTCTCAGACGGAGAAACCGATCTTTCTGAAGAATGCTATTTGCAGTTTAGCTGGGTATTTGCACCTAAAAAATATGTAGAAGAAGTTCCTTTAGACCCAGATATGAACTATCACGGGGAGGAAATTTATACGACTGTCCAAACTTGGTGTAGGGGGTGGAGAATGTTTACTACTCCTCAAATTCTTTATTATCATGATACCTATAAAGAGTATTATGGCGAAGAAGAGTCTAGGATGACCACCCACAGACCATGGAGTGACACAAACAAAGACGCATTTTGGAAGCAATCTGACGAATCTATGTTGAAGTTAAATAAGCTGCTATCCGGAAATTTAGAGGGTAAGTACGGAAACATCTCAAAATCTTCCGTTTTAGAGTATTGTAATTTTTCCGGCCTTGACCCAAAATGGTGCGAGTATGATGAAAATTTTAATAGGCTGACAGTAAAAAGACATGCCGAAGATTTTAGATATGCTAACCCCAAGACAGAAATTTAAATTTTATGCATTTTGAACCAGTATTAATAGAAAATATATTTTCTATGGAAGATAGAAATAAGTTAATTGAAGTTTTAAAAACTAGCACCCCAAATAAAAATTGGCTAGACCCAGACAAAAATAGGGAAGTTAAAAAATACACCGAGCTAGAGACCTATTTTAGTAAAAAATTAGAGCCAATTGCAAGGCAAATATTTAAAGATTCTTCGCTAAAAACTAGTTATTCAGTTTATTTAAATTACAATAAGCCAACCTCTAGTTTGCCTCCACACAAAGATAATAATGCTTGCACGTATACAATAGACTATTGCGTATCACAAAAGACTCCCTGGCCCCTAATAATCGAGGGTAGAGAATTCCAGATTCCCGAAAACGCTGGCCTTGCATTTATGGGGGGGCATGACATGCACAGTAGGGGCGATATGCCCTACCCAGAGACAAATATTGTAGAGACAATAATGTTTCATTTCTGCCCAGAAGATCACTGGTACTTTACAGAAGGTCCAGAGTACGGCTATTATTTGCTTGATAATAATTTACTAGAAAATTTTGAATCTTACTATTTAAGCCCCCAGAGGAAACCAAAAGGAGATAGACTGTACCTATGAGCGATTGGTTTACAAAAGACAGGTCAGAGACAGCGTCTAATAGAATGCCAGACAGGCAGTTTGCCCATACTACTGTTTTAAACCCAGCGTTGGGAATAAATGTATATAGAAATGCATTCCCCGAAGGGCAATGTAAAAAATTTATAGACACATTAGAGTCAAGTTTAAACGGCCAAACCCAGTGGGGCTGGAATGGAGCACACGTCACCACCTCTGAAGAAGTAGATTTAGAGTCTAGAAATGCAAAAGATTTTAAATTTAATTCAGTGGGTCTAGGACCACGCACAGAAGAAAATTCTGCTTTGTATGACATGCACTCAGAAATTTTCAACACTGTCAGAGCCTGCGTAGATGACTATGGCCGCTACTGGGGCGTTGGAATTATGTCATATGAAGCATTTAATTTTGTTAAGTATGAGGGGGCTGGAACCCACTTCAAAATTCATGCTGACCATGGACCAACATATGTTACGACTGTATCAATAGTTGTCTACTTAAATGATGACTACGAAGGCGGCGAAATTTGGTTCCCAAGATTTGATTTAATCCATAAACCAAAAGCTGGCGACATTGTCGTATTTCCATCCACCTACATTTATGAGCACGCATCTCAAGATATGATTTCTGGGACTAAGTACTCTGTCGTCATCATGAGTGACTATAATGACAGAGATAACGTTAACCAGAGAGTCCCACAAACCATTCAACAATATCAACTTAAGTACTAAATTGGAGAATAAATTGTCAGAACAACTAGCTCAAGTAGATAGCGAATCATCTGCAGAGACTTCCTTGTCGAGGGAAGAAAAAGGAAAAATTGAACAAGAGCAGATGCAAGATAGACTCAGAAAATGGTACACAATTGATGAAGTAACTTGGAGCTCTGCCGAAGAAGTCGTGCCAGGCTCCGGAATCTGGGTATATCACGATGTAATAACTCCAGATATGAGCGTTATTGATCGTCTAGAAGAGGTATTGATCAGTGACGATAATAACTACGAATACCAAGAAGCAATGGTTGGGTACTCCATGAAAATTCCCGAGTATCGCGACTGCGTAGATTTTAAATATAAAGAGCATGATTTTGACAACGACCAGAGCGAGTGGGGAGATAAATTAAGAAAACTAGCTCAAGAAACAAAATACAAGCAGCTACAAGTTGTAAAAGACTACACCAGAAGGTATAACATTGGTGAGCTTAGATATTGGGAAGCTACCAACTACGTTAAATATGGCCCGGGCCAACACTTTCAAGAGCACCACGACCACGGGTACTCTTATAACTGCGTAGTTTCTTTGGTGGCTTTTCCCAACGACAACTACGAGGGCGGAGAACTATACTTCCGGCTACAAAATGTTATGGCTAAACCAAAGGCCGGAGATGTTTTTATCTTCCCATCAAACTTTATGTATCCACACAGAGCCATGCCGGTAAAGTCTGGAACTAAATACTCAATGGTAACAATGCTTGACTATTCAGACAAGTTTCATGATGGAGTATTTTTAGAAGAAACAGGATCATAGATTGTCAGTAATCTCTGTAACTAGAGCATACCCGGACGCAGCTAATATTGAACAGCTACAAGCTCGCCGTGAGTGGATGGACGACACCCCAGAAAAGCACGCCTACATGTGCTTTCCGCTCAATTTAACAAATAGATTGGGTTGGGGGGTATCTTTCCCCGAGGAGATTAGATTTGTTTGGGACGGCATAACAGACACAACGCCAGACCACATAACTATTTTATCTGGGGAAAAATATGTTTATACCGGTAGAGGTAATGCAACAATTAGTTTTAATACTGGATTAATTTTTAAAACCGACAAGCAAACAACAATGCTCACCATGCCAGTTCCAAACTTATTTATTAGGGGTGCTCAGTGTTATACAACCTTGATAAGCACTTCTTTTTATTTTCACACTCTGCCAATAGCGTGGAGAATTACAGAGCCAAATATTGAAATAGTGATTCCAGCAAATATGCCAATTGCAACTGTTTTGCCGCTGTCTCTAACTCAGCTAGAAAACAATTATGAACTACAAATTAGCCCAGATTACCCAACTGAAGAGTACTGGCAAGAAGTGAGAAAATACGGAGATGCGGCAGAAATCAAAAATGGCGTTGCCGACTGGTCAAAAATGTACAGAGATGCCGTAGATTATCGAGGAAATTCAGTGGGCGCTCACGAGACAAAATCAATAAAATTAAAAACTTCTGTTTGTCCAGTAACCGGGAGGAGCTTATAGCCGTGGAAACTAAAAAAATTAGATTTGTAAAAAATAGACCATGGTTATCAGAAGAGAGTAATTCTACACCGAAACCAGTTATGAAAACTCTTCCAGACTGGTACAGAAAAGCAGATCGATTTGCTATAAACCCTATGACTCAAAAGCCCTGGGAGATGCCAGATGGTAGCGGAAAAATTCCAACCTGGAAAGCGTGTCCAGCGGTTTTTGATGTTATGGGCAGCGGATATGTGTATAGAACCCCCTGCGACATAGAGTTTTATGAAGATTCAATGGGCCAGATAAATGCAAAAGTTTTAGACAATCAAAATAATGATTTTCTTCAAGTAAGACCCCCAATGCCACAGTTTGTGGCTCCTCAGGGATATCATGAAAAACACTTTGCTTGGTGGGCCGATTGGGCAGTAGAGCTGCCAGATGGATACAGTGCTCTGTACACTCAGCCAATGAATAGGTTTGAACTCCCTTTTTTGACAACCAGCGGGATTATTGACAATGACAAAGTTAATCTTCCTGGCACAATGCCATTTTTTGTAGTTAAGGGTTTTACCGGAATATTGCCAGCCGGAACCCCCTACGCGCAAATTTTGCCATTTAAGCGGGACCACTGGGAGTCTGAAATTGATGTTTCTTTAGAGTATGAAGAGATGGCAGAAAAAAACCAAAAAAATAGCGATAAGTATCGAGTACCAGACGGCGGCGTCTACCAAAAAGAGGTCTGGGAAAGGAGAAAGTATGAATAGGGTAGGATATAACCATGTCTGATGAATACACAAATAATAGGTCTGGAGAGTTTGAATCCACCACCCCGTCTGGCTTTTTCGGGGACTCTGCAGACAACATTGTCGCTATTGAAGACTTTATGACAGAAGAAGAGCTGACAATTCTAAATGAGTTTGCTAGAAAAAACACTATTTGGGACGTAACAGAAACACACTACGACGATGACGGAGTTGTGATTTACGACTCTGGTTACTGGGACCACAGGGTTGCCACCGAACCAACTCTAAATATTGCTGACCCAGAAATACCTAAAGTTATTAAAAATATGCAAAATAGATTAAAAACTAGAGTTGACGAATTTTTTAGTGTTGATGCCCATCCAACAAGCCCAGCAATTGTTAGATGGCTACCGGGACAGCGCCAACAACCACACGCAGACAAAGAACTACACGAAGGCGAAAACCGCGGAAAGCCTAATGACTTTCCCTACTACGATATCGCAGGACTTTTTTATATAAATGATGACTACGAGGGAGGGGAACTTTACTTCCCAAATCAGGGTCTTCAATTTAAACCAAAAGCTGGAGCTGCTTACTTTTTCCCAGGTGACATGAATTATATCCACGGCGTCACAGAAATCAAGTCAGGAATAAGATATGTTTGTCCATTTTTCTGGACAATTAAATCCCACACTGGCCCTCGGAAACCAGAATAAAATATAGTAAAATAAATTAAACGCGAAAAGGTTAGGACCTACAGTGCATTTAGCTCAAAAACTTCATGAAGAAGTATATTTATATGAAGATGTAATCGATGATCCAGCAAAGCTTGTGTCCCTCATCGAGGACCTAGACGGGGATGAAACCGTTCACTCTGTTATTCCCGAGTGGGGGTTTTGGTTCTCTAATAGCGCTGATGGTCACAGTTTTGGTAGCAAAAAAGATTTTAATCTAGATTCGCTTGATTCACTACAAAGTCCAAGAGAAGAAGATGTTAAATATGTAGTTGGTCAAATCCGCGGGGCAATAAAAAATGTTTCTGAGGCCTACTACCGCGACCGAGGCCTTGAAGGTGAGCCAAACATTTCTCCGTTTGCTGGAGTAATGAAGTACCGACCAGGCTGCGAGATGGGAGCACATTTTGATGCTCAGGCTGGCGACCAAACTCTTAAGTACTCGATTGTTGTGTATCTGAATGATAACTATGAGGGCGGAGAAATTTCTTTTATTATTAGAAAAGCAGACCTAAGAAACCCAAAAAATTCTCATCTTCGTCCAGTAGCAGATCTAAAAGATCCACACAATGAGGGGCTAATTGATTTCTCCTTAAAACCAAAGCCAGGATCTGCTTTAATCTTTCCATCTACCCACCCGTATAATCACCAGGTGCACAAGATTTATTCTGGAGATAAGTATATGTTCCCCGGTTTTGTATTTATCGATGAGTTTGATATTTCAAATCCAGAACACCGCGAAAAGTACAACGCCGGCTCATCAATAGCTCAAGAGACCACGAAGTACCTAGACGAAGAAGATTAAAATGTCACTAGACTATGAAATTCTTCACGAAAATGTTTACTATTTCCCTAAGGCAATACCAGACATTCAAAATTTATTAATTGACATAGAAAATTTTCATAGTGTAGCCGTTTCTCCTTGGGGCACTTGGTATGCAAATGATACTCCCGATAGTTATGCTTACGGTGACGTAAAAACATTCATGGTGTCTCTATTAAAAGAAGAGTTAGACCCAGAAAAATACATAAAAGCAGAAAGCATAATTTTTTCTCTTCTTGGTGCAATTGAAAACACTTGTGCTGAATACCTAAAGAAGCACGGGGCATCTCAAGAAGAGTTAGATTTTTTAAAAAAGTGTTTGTATGAAGATCCGTACAGATTTGGGATAAGAAAATATAATCCAGGAGAATCAATGGGGCCACACCAGGACATGGTAGACCCAAATAGAGACACAATTACTATTTCTGTGTATCTAAACGATGAATACGAAGGCGGAGAAATCGCTGTAGTCGAGGGGGACTTAAATATTGCGATTAAAGCAAAAGCTGGAAGTATTGTAATATTTCCGTCAAACTATCGACACGAGTCAAGGTTATTAAAATCTGGTAGAAAAATGTTAATTACTCATGTGCATATGCCAATTGACAGGGTAATAAAGTGAAAATTGTAGAACCATTAACCTATTCTTCGTTGGAAGAATTAAAGTCTGACATTCAAAAAATTAAAACCGAGCTAAAAACTTTTCCAATTGTAGGAGTTAGAGGATTAAAAATCTCTAAAGACGAGCAACTTCAGCTAGCAAAAGATTTAGGAGATTTATTTAATTGGACTCCAAATAATACCACCGAGTTTAAGCACGAGTATACTGAAAACCACTCTACTAATCCACAGCTGGAAAAATCTCTGGGACAAGAAATAATGCTAAATTGGCATTTAGAGCACGTAGATTATGATAACTACTCTCCTCTTGTAGTCGGGGTTTGGAATATGTATAAATATACCTGCAGCCCAGAAGTCGGGATGACTTATTTTATCGATTCCAGAGAAATATATAGTCTTATATATACTGAAGACGAAAAGTCATTTTTAAGAAATTGTATTTATTCTTGGCTACAGCCCTACCCCAATGACTTAACTTTAGAGAACACAGCAAAAATAGTTTCAACTCATTGGCTAGACGGCAGAGAGCAAATTAGGCTAGAGATGCATCACCTAAGCACTTTAAAACTGCTTAAATATGAAAACTCCGACCCAACAGAAGACCAAAAAAATATTTTTAATGGTCTAGTAGCACGATTTGTGGATGAAGTTTATAGCAATGAAGATCTTCGAATTGTCCACAAGTGGCAAGAAGGAGACATATTAATTCCAGATTTATATGCGCTAGCTCACGCAGTAACTGGAGGATTTTCACCGGAAGAGAGAGAATTTTCTGGCTACTGGTGTTATCTAAACTCTCCCGAAAATTTAAATAGTAGTAATGCTCACCCGAGCTGGTCATAGGAGCCCAAATGGAAAACATAAAACTAGGTAAATACTCTGTAAAAGTTTTAGATTCAAAAATACTGGTTTTTCAGGATGTAATAGAAGATCCAGAGGGATTGATTGACTACTACGAAAAAAATGTTGAATGGGACGGCTGGCACGGGTTTGGTACACAAAGTAAAGAGCATGCAACAAGACTTTTTAGTGACGAGTTCCCCACAGAAGAGCAATACGCAGCTGATTTGATGGACAGAGTGCCAGAAAATCCATACAGAAATAAAATCTATAAAAATTTTTATGAGCTATCAAAACTATACACCGAGTACACCGGCATTAAACTAAAAAACTGGAGTACTGGCCAATGGTCAGTCGCAAAATACATTCCAGACGTAAATCATATAAATAATGAATTTAAGTCAATGGGCCACCACACCGACTACCAGCAAGATAGATATGGTCAACCCGGAGAAAAATTTGGGATAACTTCCGTATTTTATCCGAACGATGATTACGAGGGCGGAGAGATATCTTTTAGAGTTTTAAATCTAAAAAATTTTTCTGTTGAAAAGGAAATAAATTACAAACCAAAAAAGGGTGAAGTAATATTTTTCCCATCTACAGAGCCCTACTATCACGGAGTTCTTCGAATATGGGGCAAGCCAAAATATATTATGAGACTTTACTGGCTATGGAACGACGAGGGAAAAGATGGCTGGCACGACTTAAGAAGAAAGCACGGCAACGAGGCCTTCGAGCAGATGGAAAAAGATAGAATTAGACGCTTTGATTTGAGCGTTTATGAACCCGTGCAGCGGCCACTACTAACCTTTAAAGAATACTATGAAATGCTTGAAAACGGCACCCTGCCCCCGTTTATAGATAACGGAGAGCACGAAACTTTAGTTGCTCTAAGAAATAAAAAACTTAGTGAAGGATTTGAGCCATATGAGCTCTGAATTAAATAATTTACATTTAGATATGGTTTCAGATTATAAACAAAAAGCGCAGCAAAAACAAGTTGACCACTACATGCTAACAATATCTAGAGACGGCGAGCAGCCAGTGCGTTCCATATATTTTTATGGGACAGCGCTAGAAGCAGCCAAGGGGTATGAGACATATCAAGACTGGGGATTTGCTAAAGACTACTTAACAGTAGAGCTTTATGAGCCAAATGGACAAGTTCACAGCAAAATTTTACGCAGACCCAGGGGCGGCGAATGCGTTTTTGAGCGGGCCCAGTATTATCAAATTTCTGATATATTAAACGCCACTAAGCCAAAAATAGACGAAGATACATTCAACTACCTGGCTTACGAGTTTGCTAAGCTATTCTCAAAGGATAACCAAAGATTTAATCCAGAAAGATTTTTGTCGGAACTGGGATATACAGGAGAAATAAATGACAGACACGTCTAGCATTGCTACGACCGCCACCGAGTTTGGCGATAAAGGGTTTATAAAAGAAGACGTTATTTTCTACAATAACTTTTTGACCGAGGAAGAGTGCAAAACTATTGTAAAGGTCTTCGAGGACCCAGAACAGCCTTGGAGTATGTCAGCTTTCTTCGAGTCATATGGGATGAGCATTATGCCCGAAGATCCAATTTTGGAGCGCTACGGATTACCAATAGATTATTTTGGTAAGCTAGCTGATCGTTTACATAAGGTAGTAGAAGATGCCCACCAACGTCCAGTAAAATCTGTTTCAAGTCACGCTCAAAAATGGCAAGAAGGAGCGTTTGCACCATTTCACTCAGATAATACCGACATGGAGGGAAACTGGTCGGCCTGGGAACGCAGTAAGTTAGTTTGTCTGCTATATTTAAATGAGGATTATGACGGTGGAGAGCTAGATTTTAGGGACCACGACATCTGCATAAAACCAGTAGCCGGTCAACTAATTACTTTCCCTGGTGGATATCAAAATATACACCAAGTGCTCCCCGTAAAAAATGGTACTCGCCACACAATAGGGGCTTTCTGGGACTACGCAGAGTCAGAATACTCTGAAGAGCGCATGAAAGAGTGGGAAGACGAGATTCAAAAGGTTAGGGATGAGCAAAAAGTCCAGCAAGACGAGTGGAAAGAGCTACTTGCCAGCGGTCAACATCCAATGGATCAGCAGCCCCAATAAGTCAATTTAGCCAAATTGAGGTAAAATTATAGGGACTAGTCTATTCCCTGTAAGGACGCTCGATGACGCATCTTCGCGGCAATGTTCACGACCTGATTACAGACCAAGGTTCTACTGTAAATCAAGTATTCACTGTGAAAAATTCTGCACGCCGCTCAATTGACCTTACAGGCTACGTGGCTCGTATGCAAGTTAGAAGAAGGGACGCTGTGACCAGGGACCCAGCTACCGTTGTTATTGCTAACTACACAACTGAAAATGGTTACCTAACCGTTAATGGCCCAGCGGGGACTGTTTCTTTATTAATTCCCCCCGCAGATATGGCAGCATACGAGCCAGGAATTTATGTATACGACCTAGAAGTCGAAACTGAAAATGCTGGAGACACTACCCGCATCGTTCAAGGAAAATTTATTGTGAGAGCTGAGGTGACCAGATAGTGGTACTCTCCGACAATTTTGCATATGTAGATATAAAGGGTCCAGGTCCTCAAGGCCCAGCGGGGCCCACGGGCCCAGCGGGGCCAGCCGGTGGTCCAACTGGTTCTACAGGACCGACAGGCCCAACAGGTCCGACAGGTGCAACAGGACCTCAGGGTGAAGCATCAAATGTAACAGGCCCAACAGGTCCGACAGGTGCAACAGGACCTCAGGGTGTGGCTGGATTATCTATAACTGGCCCTACAGGTGCAACAGGTGCAACAGGAGATACGGGCCCTACTGGACCAACAGGACAGCAAGGACCTGCAGGTTTATCTATAACTGGTCCTACAGGTGCAACAGGTGCAATTGGTCCTACAGGTGCAACAGGTGCAACAGGTCCTCAAGGTAATGCAGGACAAGACGGTGCGGCTGGTGCAACTGGCCCAACAGGTGCAACTGGTGCTCAGGGGCCAACTGGACCTACGGGTTCTCAAGGTATTGCAGGTTTGTCAATTACTGGACCTACGGGTGCAACAGGGCCTACTGGTGCTCAGGGGCCAACTGGACCTACTGGTGCTCAAGGTATTGCAGGTTTGTCAATTACTGGACCCACTGGCGCAACAGGGCCTACTGGTGCAAAGGGTGCAACTGGACCCACTGGCGCAACAGGTGTGGCAGGTGCAGCCGGTGCAACTGGACCCACAGGTGCAACTGGACCTACTGGTGCTACTGGACTAGATGGAAATTTTTATGTTGGACCGGTCCCACCAATAAGCCCTGAAGAAGGCGATGCTTGGTTTAATAGCGAAGAAGCTAGATTCTATATTTATTACGACTCCTTCTGGGTAGAAGTAAATGCAAACAGAATAGGTCCAACAGGCCCCACTGGTTCGACTGGCAGCATTGGACCAACTGGCCCACAAGGAACAAACATTAATTTTGTTGGTTCAGTAAGCACTTTAAATGATTTACCAGAAACTGGAAACAACAATAATGACGCATACATAGTTGATGCCACGGGCAATCTTTATGTTTGGGATGGATCCGACTGGGTAGATGCTGGACAAATAGTGGGCCCCCAGGGCGAGATAGGCCCCACTGGCCCCCAAGGCGAGATCGGTCCGACCGGTCCTCAAGGCTTAACTGGTCCAACTGGCTCTCAGGGTGAAGTAGGCCCAACCGGTCCTCAAGGCGAGGTAGGCCCAACCGGTCCTCAAGGCGAGGTAGGCCCCACTGGCCCCACTGGCCCAACGGGCGCTGACAGCACAGTTACTGGCCCTACGGGAGCTACCGGCCCAACTGGTCCTCAGGGAGAAATCGGAGACACTGGCCCTCAAGGTTTAACTGGAGACACTGGCCCTCAAGGTTTAACTGGAGACACTGGCCCTCAAGGTTTAACTGGAGACACTGGCCCAACCGGTCCTCAAGGCGAGGTAGGACCAACTGGCCCTCAAGGTTTAACTGGAGACACCGGCCCTCAAGGTTTAACTGGAGACACTGGCCCTCAAGGTTTAACTGGAGACACTGGCCCTCAAGGTTTAACTGGAGACACTGGCCCAACCGGTCCTCAAGGCGAGGTAGGACCAACTGGTCCCACTGGCCCCACTGGCCCCACGGGTGCTGATAGCACGGTAACTGGGCCGACAGGTTCTACAGGTCCAACTGGACCTCAGGGAGAAATCGGTACAGGAGGCGCTTTAGGTCACTACGGATCCTTCTTTGACACAACAAATCAAACTGCCGTTGCTATAAATACCGAAAAAGTTGTAACCATTAACTCTACCTATGGATCAAACGGTGTATCGATTGTTGACGGTAGCAAGATTACAATGTCTAAAGCTGGCACTTATACAATGACAGCAGTTTTGCACGTACACAATGCAGCCAACTCTGTAGAGTATATAACTTTCTGGCTCAAATTTAACGGAACTGTCTATCCAAACTCAGCCGTGCACACAGCCTTAGGGCCAAGAAAAGATTCAAGCACTCCAAGCGCTCAGTTGGTGACAATTACATTCACTGGAACAGCTGCAGAAGACAATCAGTACGTTCAAATTTTTTGGGAAACGACAAGTACTGATGTTTCAATAAATTATCACCCTGCTGACGGTGTCTCTCCAGTTATGCCTTCTGCAATTGTGTCTCTGACACAGGTTATGTATACGCAAGTTGGCCCCACTGGTCCAACTGGTGCTGCTGGTGAAACTGGCCCCACTGGAGCGGGAGTTCCTGCGGGAGGACTGACAGGACAATTTTTAGCAAAAGCTAGTGACAATGACTATGACTATACTTGGGTAGAAGTTCTTGACGGAGGCACTCCATAATGGCTGCTATTAATTTTCCAGACAATCCGAGTTTAAATGAAATTTACACCGCCGGAAACTACACTTGGCAATGGAATGGTGTTGCTTGGAATGCACTAGCTAGCTCTGTCATACAAGGCCCAACGGGCCCCGCGGGGTCGGCTGGCTCAACTGGCCCAACTGGTCCAACCGGCGAGACGGGGCCAACTGGCACAACGGGACCTACTGGTCCAACTGGCGCAACGGGTGTAACTGGCCCCACTGGCGCAACAGGTCCTCAGGGTGTTGCAGGTGTTACAGGCCCAACGGGTGCAACAGGCCCTACGGGTGCTCAGGGTATTGCAGGTTTGTCTATTACTGGCCCAACTGGTGCAACTGGACCTACTGGTGCTCAAGGTGAAGTAGGTCCAACTGGTGCTCAAGGTATTGCAGGTTTGTCGATTACAGGACCTACTGGTGCTACTGGACCTACTGGTGCTCAGGGTACCGCGGGTCCAACTGGACCTCAGGGTGTTCAAGGTGAAGTAGGGCCTACTGGACCAACTGGACCTACTGGTGCAGCAAGCAACGTAACTGGCCCCACTGGACCAACAGGCCCTACCGGTGCACTTGGACCAACTGGACCTACTGGTGCAGCAAGCAATGTGACTGGACCTACAGGTCCTACTGGCGCACTTGGACCAACTGGACCGCAAGGTATAAGCATTAATTTTGTTGGAACTGTTTCTAATGCAATAAATCTACCGTCAACAAATAATTCAATAAATGATGCGTATATCGTTCAAGAAGATGGTGATCTTTACGTTTGGGATGGAGACAGTTGGAATAATGTAGGTCAAATTGTTGGACCTCAAGGTGAGGTAGGCCCCACTGGTCCAACTGGGTCTACTGGAGAAGTTGGACCAACTGGTCCTACTGGCCCACAGGGTGAAGTAGGTCCCCAGGGTATTCAGGGTGAAGTGGGTCCTACAGGTCCCCAGGGCATTCAAGGTGAGGTTGGCCCAACTGGCCCCACTGGCCCCACGGGTGCTGATAGCACAGTTACTGGCCCTACGGGTGCTACTGGACCTACCGGTCCTACCGGACCTCAGGGGCAGGGCATCGAAATATTGGGTGGGTATGAAACTTTAATTGAGCTACAGACAAATCACCCAACTGGAAATGCTGGAGATGCATACCTAGTTTCTGGAAATCTTTATGTTTGGGATTCAATAAATCTTGAATGGTTAAATGTAGGAAACGTTCAGGGCCCAACTGGAGCTCAGGGAGCCACCGGCCCCACTGGTGCTACCGGCGACACCGGCCCTCAAGGTTTAACTGGAGACACTGGACCAACTGGACCCACGGGCTCTACCGGTGAAGTAGGACCGACGGGGCCACAAGGTGAACGGGGAGAGATGGGACCTACCGGCCCTACTGGTGCAACTGGTCCAACTGGTGCTGATAGCACAGTCACTGGCCCAACTGGTCCTACTGGACCAACCGGCCCCACTGGTGCTACTGGCCCAACTGGACCTACAGGAGCAGAGGGTGTATTCAATGTCTCAGAAAACCAACCGGTAGACCCACAAGAAGGAACTATTTGGTATAACGCAGCTACCGCTGATTTGCTGGTATACATAGATGGCACTTGGGTAGAAGCTGTTGGCGCTGAGGCTGGCCCTACAGGCCCTACGGGACCAACGGGGGCACAGGGGCCAGATGGTGATCCATTTACATTGTGGGATGTATACTCTTCCCTTGCAAACTTACTAATAGACGTACCAACAGTAGTCGGTGTATATGGTTTAATTTCATCTGAAGATTCAGACAATGGAAAATTTTATTATTGGGATGGTTTCGAGTGGATACTCTATGCAAATCTTAGTATAGGAGGAATAACTGGACCAACAGGACCTACTGGTCCGGCTGGAGCAGATGGCATAACGGGACTATCTGGGCTAGACGGAGAAACTGGTCCAACAGGACCTACTGGCCCCACCGGGGCACAGGGTGAAGTAGGACCTACTGGCCCAACCGGTGCAACAGGGCCAACAGGGGCTGCTGCCTCTATTGGAGATGTAGTAGGGCTACAAAGCGCCCTCGACGGTAAAGCTAATCTAAGCGGCGCTTCTTTTACTGGCAACATTTCAACTACTGGAACCATTTCTGGAACCGCTGCGGCTGCTACCCAAGCAACTGCTGCGGCAGGTGTTGGATATATGGGTATCCCTATTAGCGGTGCTGGCACTGTCGCGGATTACACACTAACTGCCGCAGATGCTGGAGAGCTTATAGTAACAATGATGCCAAGAACAGTAACAATTCCAGCTAACTCTTCTGTTCCATTCCCAGTCGGTACAACTTTTGTCTTTGTTTCAGTTGGTCCTGGTATAACTACTACTATTGCAATAAATTCTGACACCCTTAGGCTTGCTGGAGCTGGAACAACGGGTACTAGAACTCTTGCAGGTGACGGTATGGCAACCGCAATTAAAGTAGACACCACTATGTGGATGATTTCAGGAAACGGACTGACCTGATGTCTGGCGTATTGGCCGGATTGATCGGGTCGTACTCTGTTGCGCCACCAAGTGGTGGAACAATCACTACGTCTGGTAGCTACACATACCACACATTTACTTCTTCTGGAAATTTTGTAAACACAGTTCAAAATTTAAATGTTGAATATTTAATTGTAGCGGGAGGTGGCAGCGCTTCTACTAGTTTTCACGGTGGCGGTGGCGGTGGTGCGGGTGGTTTACGGACTGGCTCTCTCGCCATCGAGGCAGTTAGTTATCCGGTCGTAGTCGGGGCGGGCGGATCGACAACACCAGCAAGTAACACAAATGGATCAAAAGGAAATGATTCATCGTTTGGTTCTTTCCCTGCAACTCAGGCTGCCGGTGGGGGCGCTGGCATTATGAATTGGGAAAATACCATTGCTAACGGTGGATCTGGTGGCGGAGCGTGTAATGTTTCTGGTAATCCATCTTTTAGAGGAACTGGAATTTCCGGGCAAGGAAATAATGGTGGAAGTTCTTTTGCATCCAACTCAGAGATGTCTTGGCCAGGCGGCGGCGGGGGTGGAGCAGGTCAAGTTGGTCAAAATGCACAGAGCGTAAACTACGGCGGCGCGGGAGGGAACGGACTACAATACTCGACCTGGGCAACTGCAACTAATACAGGAGACGGCGGATACTATGCAGGTGGTGGCGCTGGAGGAATTAACGGACAAGCTGTTGGAGCTGGTATTAGCAACGCCATTCAGGGGGGACTGGGCGGAGGCGGAAATAGTGGCGTTTGGTTTGGTCCATCCAACGGATATCCGGGTGATATAAATACGGGTGGCGGCGGCGGAGCACCCAATTTTGGCAATGGCAGTACTGGCGGAGCTGGTGGTTCCGGCATTGTGATAATTAGATATTTAACAAGTCAGGTCCCATAATATGGCTCACTTTGCTGAAATAGATGAAAATAATGTTGTACTAAGAGTTGTGGTAGTTCCAGACACCGAGGAAAACAGGGGAAACGAGTTTCTGTCTGTAGACCTAGGATTAGGCGGAACTTGGATTCAAACTTCATATAATGACAACATTAGAAAGCAATTCGCCGGGATTGGATTTACCTATAATCCAGAAAATGACGTATTTATCAGGCCTAAACCTTATGAATCTTGGGGTCTTGATGCCAATTTTGATTGGCAGCCACCAGTTCCAATGCCAAACCACGGGGCATGGATTTGGAGCGAAGAATCTATGTCTTGGCTAGAAATAGTAGAATAACCAAAATAAAGGATAGGATACAATAAAAGGATGCCAACAATAAATTTTCCAGATAATCCGCTAATAGGGCAGGTGTTTACAAGTGGGTCCCAATCATGGACCTGGAATGGCACGTACTGGGAAGCCAATAAGACAGCTGTTTTGCTCGGCCCTACGGGCCCAACAGGGCCAACAGGCCCCACTATTACAGTTAGTATTGGTGATGTAACTCCGGTAGCAGCAGAATTTGCCAATGTGTTTGTTTCTGGAAGTAATGAAAATGTTATTTTAAACTTTGATGTGCCTCAGGGACCACCTGGGCCCTCTGGAATAAATTTAAATATAGTTTCAAATGTTCCAGATGTAGATTCACTTCCAGATAATGACAATCAATTAAATGATGCATTTATTGTTGAAGAAGATGGTTGTCTTTATGTTTGGACGGGAGAATTTTGGAATAACGCTGGTCAAATTGTAGGGCCTCAGGGACCTACTGGTGATACAGGTCCTACTGGACCGCAAGGTGACACAGGGCCAGAAGGTGCTGCATCAACAATCCCTGGACCGCAAGGCGAACTTGGACCTACTGGACCAACTGGCGCAACGGGACCTGCGAGCAATGTAACTGGCCCAACTGGCCCCACGGGGTCGCAAGGTATTGAAGGCCCCACCGGCCCCACCGGCCCCACGGGAGCTGCAAGCACAGTCGCTGGTCCAACTGGCGCAACGGGTGTAACTGGCCCCACGGGGTCGCAAGGTATTGAAGGCCCCACCGGCCCAACAGGAGCTACTGGAGCTGCTAGCACAACGCCGGGGCCAACAGGAGCTACTGGTCCCACAGGGCCGCAAGGTATTCAAGGCCCAACGGGTCCGACAGGCCCCACGGGAGTTGGCGCTTATTCAGGCACTACACCAGTAAGTATTTCTGGGAGCTCAATCTCTTTATCTGGTGGATATGCTTTTTATCAAGCTGGTAATTCTTACCCTGTAATATATGTAGGAACAACAGCGCCATCCAGCGCAAATACCGGAGATATCTGGATTAGCTTCTAAAAAGATCGGGCAGGGTAAAAAATGGGTTCTTATTATCTAAGAGCTAATTTTAGCCTACGTCCTCAATATTCTATAGATTTAGATGTAACTACTAGCTTTCAAACTTCGGGTGGTGTTACTGGAACAGTAGTAAACGTAGTTGCAAACGGTGTTAAACACACAACAGTAAACAATGCCCCAACAAGCACCGGGTCCCCCAGATCGTATAACGTACCAAATGGAAGAGTGACAAACGTAAACGGTACAGTTACGGCAACAGGTAGCGATAGCGCTTGGGCGTTTACGTTTACAACTGGAGCCGTACCACAAATTCAACCAATTTGGAGTGGTTTTAACAGATACGTTAGACATTCAGACGCATCCACAATCAGCGTTAGCGTTTCCGCCTCTCATAGCCTTTTAGGGGATGCTACAGCAACCATCAGCAGCATCCCCCATGTGCATAGAATAACTTTTAATGGTAATGGTGGTACGGCATCCGCGACATCCACTGATGTAGATAGCGGAACTTTTACCCCTCTACCAAGTGCAAGTAGAAGTGGATTTACATTTAATGGTTGGTATACGGCGTCGTCCGGTGGATCATTCGTGGGTGGAGCTGGAGATGTTTATTTTGTATCAGCAACGACAACTTTATTTGCACAGTGGTCGGTCCAGTATAGTCCAGCTTCTATAACTGACGGAGTTGCTAACAGATCTTACAGAGTTGGAGACTCTGTATACGAATACGTTGCTGCAACAAACACAAACTCTACCTTAGGCACCGGAGGGGCTAGTTTTAGTTTAAGTACTTCTATTCCTGGAATTTCTTTAACTGATTACGGATCTTATGCTGAAATTACAGGAATAGTTGGAGCTACTTCTACCAGTAACTACTCGGTTTCAGTAACCGCCCTGGGTCCCGGAGGAAACGCAAGCAGCACGGGAAGCTGGTCAATCAGTCAAGCTTTGCCTTCATGGACTGACACAACTCTAGCTAGTGGTAGAAAAAATGTAGCTTATAGCTCGACGTTTAGGGCTGCTAATGCTACATCTTGGAATATATCTGGAGTACCGCCAGGTCTGTCTGCATCAGGAACAACTGGTGCCATGGTAACAATTAGCGGAACACCCACCGGTTTCGGGTCATACTCAATTACTGCAACACCTAGAAATTCAGATAATACTGATGGCGATACGCAAATAATATCTTTTAATATTTTAGATGCGTCTTTGTCATGGACCGATCAAATTTTAGCTACAAGCTTAGCTACTCAAGGAATATCGTACTCAGACGGAGTGTCAGTAGCTAGTGGACCAGTTGTAACCTACTCAATTTTTAGTGGTTCTTTGCCACCAGGCGTATCACTAAATTCTTCGACTGGAGCAATTACGGGAACTCCAACAACTGCTGGAACTTATAATTTTGCAGTTAGGGCAACAAACGGTTCTAGCGAAACTATTAACACTAGTACGCTAACAATAACAGTTGCAGCAGCTGGAGGATATGTCAAAGTTTGGAATGGATCTTCCTGGGCAAACGGTACGGCTTACGTAAGACAGTCAGGACAATGGGTTCAAGGAACAGTTCAAATAAGAAACGGCGGCAACTGGGGAAACAGTTTTTCTAACTAGCCTTTTTTCTTGATTTTTTTACAATTGGCTCAACAAGCGGAACAGAGTTACTTGTCTGAATACCCATTGTTACATCTTTGATGAATTCAATTTCTGTAGAAACTTTTACAACATGTTTTTCAATGTTATTGACGCGGTCCGCCAAAGAACTTCCACTGTTTTCCCAAAGCTGATACTCTACCCTCTCCAGCCTGTCGGCTACAGTTCGGCCTTCTTTATCTAACCCAAGGGCTCCGTCAATTCTTTTGGCTAGCCTGTAGATAGCGGCCAAAGACCCAATCAAAACGCCAAACGCCGTTATTGTTGCGCTAATCGCCAGTAGTAGTTCAGAAGTCATGTATACTAGTCCTAGGAGAGGAAGTAATTAGGTTTGCTTCATCTATTTTACCCTAGTAGGGTATTTCTTATTTGAGCGGTCTAGCCATTAAATTGGTCACTGTTTTAAATTTTTTCAAGACATTTCTAGTTTTTGATGAAAAAATCATTTCTAGGGTGTATCATTTTTTAAAGTTTTGGAGAAATAGGCAATGACGTTTAGCACTCTTTGGAGATTGTTTTAGTGGCCGGCTGGGAGAGCGCGGAAGGCAGACTAGCCCCGGGCGCAAAATGGTATGCCCAGAACGGGTGGCACGTACTTCCCGTACATGGGATAAATAAAAATGGAATGTGTACCTGTGGTAAAACCCACAAGGACCCGAAGGAAAATGCTAAACACCCAGCGTCAGCTAATGGTCAAAAAGACGCGACCACTGATTTATCGGCTATTCAAAACTGGTGGACCGAGAACCCTGATTACAACATTGGAATTTACGCAAAAGATTCTGGGATTTTTGTTATTGATATTGATCCACGCCACAACGGACACGAGTCTTTAATTAAACTTGAAGAACGTGCCAACGGAAATTTACCAAAAACCGTAGAAGCAATTACTGGAGAGTACTCGACTCGAACAGGCCCCATGCGAGGCAGGCACTTAATTTATAGGTGCAACCCAAACGAGAAATTTATTGGAAACTTTAAAGCCCAGGGGCTTGATGGCATCGATATCAAGCACAATGGTTACATTCTTGTTTCACCATCCAGACACTCAACAGGTCACTGCTACGAGTGGAAGCCCGGACACGCCCCCTGGGAAATCGAGATTGCCGAAGCTCCTGAAGAACTTTTAAATGTGATCCGAGCAAAGACCCTAAAGCGCTCGGGAAGTTATAGCGGAAGTAGTTACGAAACTAGCGACTGGGAGTTTTTAAGGGATCTAAACTTTGGAAATACTGGCAATAAGTTAGACATAGATAAAATTTTGCAGGAGGGCATAGACGAGGGTGGCAGAGCAGTAGGACTATACCAACTTGCCTGTGCTCTAGCTAATAAATTTGGAACTGACACCGCCGGAAGAACCTCCGTAGAGGCATTAATGCTTAAGTTTAATGCTGAAATGGTTAGACCACCGTTAGATGTGGAGGGCAGCAATGGACTACTTATGCACACTCGTAGGGCCATCGAGTTTGTCTCAAACAATCCAGTATGGGAAAAATGGTGGGATGGCCTTAAGGACTACATCCCAGAAAATGGCATGGAGTGGGCCAAAAAGGCCGAGCAAAATTTTGTAAAGGCCCCGTCTCCATCAACATCATTTAATTACAGCTATACAGCTGAAGTCGTAGATGAAGACTCTTTAGAGGTTTTTAATTCTGCTAATGCTGTGGGAGATCAGGTAGCGTCGTTGGCTGCAAAGGGTCGATCATTAAAAGATATTACTTCTGGCGGAAATTTAGATTTACCGAAAGACCCTGACGCAATTAGTGCAGAGGCTGGCGGAAGACCTGGAGGTCGAAGCTTAACTGATGTCGGCAACGGTAGACGATTAGTTGATTCTTTTGGGTCAACTATTAGGCATACAGACAATGTTGGGTGGTTTGTTTGGAATGGCAATTACTGGAAGCCAGACGGACAGATGACTCAAATTAGAGAAATCGCCAAGTCTGTATCTACAGTAATTGCGAGAGAAGTAGCAGAGCTAAAAAGCGCTGATGACCCTAGGGGAGCAGAGCTAGTAAAATGGGCAAACTCAGCGAAATCAAACGCAAGAATTAATTCAACAATAGAACAGGCTACAACTGACCCAAGAATTACCATGGACATCGAGGAGTGGGATAAAGACCCATATCTTTTGGGAGTTAGGAACGGCGTTGTAGACTTGCGAACCGGAGCACTTCAAAGTGGAGACATAGAGTCTCACATCACTAGGGTGTCCCCAATCTCTTACACCCAAGGGCTTACAAATGTCAGATGGACAAACTTCCTTAACGAGGCATTTAATGGCGACCAAGAGTATATTAACTGGATTCAAAAAGCCGTCGGGTACACAGCAACAGGTCTAAACAATCAAGACGTCGTGTTTATTATTTATGGCCCTCCTGGCTCTGGTAAAAACACTTTTATTGAAACAATTTTTGAAGCTCTGGGTAAGGCTCAGCACGCTTGGGCCCTAGATTCCAATGTCCTAGCTCTTGGCGATAAAATCAGCAACACAGATGAATACCACATGGCCGAGCTCAGGGGCAGGCGCATGATCTGGGTTGACGAGCTCCCTGAAAATGAGAGAATCAAAGAAAATCAAGTGAAAAAACTTACTGGATCTGGAACTATTCAGGGTCGTTCACCTGGAGAGAAGCCAATTCAGTTCACTTCTACCGGAAAGCTTTGGATTTCTACTAACCACAGACCTATTATTACTGACGAAGCTATGTGGCGTCGTCTACTGCCAGTTCCGCTAACCAACAAACCAGCTAAGCCAGACCCCGGACTAAAAAAGTATTTGGCGGATCCAGATGGCGCACTTCCTGCAGTCTTAGCGTGGATTGTAGAGGGAGCAGTTAAATATCTTGCCTCCACCTACAGCCAAGAGAATCCTCTAGAGATGTGCACAGTTGTAAAGAATGCTCACGAAATCTACCGAAAGAATGAGGATAGAATCGGAGCATTTATGGAGGAAGAAACTATTGCTGGAGACAGTATAAATGTCAATGCCTTATACAGAAGATATAAGCAATGGTCTGACTCTAGAGGCGAAAGGCCGATTACTCAAATCTCATTCCACAGAAAGCTTGCCGACCGAGGACTAGAAGTCATTGGCTCGGGAAATAGAGCAATAATAAACGGAATAGTGTTGGCTCCGCACGAAATAGTTATGGCAGAACAAACAGATTTTGCTACAGCAGCAAGGTTCTCTTCATCGTTTTAGTGAGATAGGATAGTCATATGAAAATTTTTATTGCAACTCCAATGTACGGCGGGATCGCCAAAAATCCCTACACAATTAGCCTACAGAATCTAATAGTAAAGCTCTCGCAGTCGGGTCACTCTATTATGACCACGACCGTTGGAAACGAGAGTTTAATTACTAGAGCAAGAAACACTTTAGTGCATAAGTTTATGAAGACAGACTGCGATGCGCTGCTCTTTATAGACGCCGATCATGGCTGGAACTCAGATGATGTACTAAAAATGATTCAGTCAGGCAAAGACTTTATTGGTGCAATTTATCCAATGAAAGGCCTCAACTGGGAAAATATTAAGGCAGCAGCCTTAATAGGTAGACCAGCATCAGAACTTGAAAAATATTCCGGGTATTTTGCAATAAATCTTTTACCAGAAAATCAAACTTTTAACGAAAATGAGCCATTTAAGGTAAAAGATATTGGAACTGGGATGCTTTTTTTGACTAAAAAAGTTTTCCAAGACTTAGAGCCACACTGCAAAAAATATAAAAATAACAATGTCGGAGACACTGGAATTCAGTTTGGCGAAATGGTAACTGAGTACTTTACAACTTTTATTGATGAAGACATACTTTTATCTGAAGATTATGCTCTTTGTAGGATGTGGCAAAGAATTGGTGGCGAAGTTTGGTCAGCCCCCTGGGTAAAAATAACCCACTCTGGTGACTATAATTTTTCAGGCCAATTTGGAAGAATGCTGGAAGCCAACAATTTTAGAAAAATTTTAGAGCTAGCAGAAGCTGCAAAGCAATCAAATTCAGATGAAAAAGACTCCCCGCTAGAAAACGTAGAACTTCTTGAAAGTACAGAAGTAGAAGAAAAAGAACCTTCCAAGGAGTGAGAAAATATATCTAAGGGAGATGCCCTTAGATCGAGGTAACTGAATATTGGCTAATGTAAAAGACTATATCTGTGCAGTCTGCTCAAAGCAACACGTTGTCCCCAGTTTGGCAAGAGATTGTGAGAAGAAACACGAAGTAGTAATTTTACGAAAAGCAAGCTAAAACTACATTGTTGTAGTAACATAGTTTCAACCAAAGGTTGAAGGAGAGGACTATGGCTCTAGCCCAACGACTAAAGACTGCTCAAGACGAGTATGTCAACAACACCACCCTATGTAAGCTCGCGTCTGTCGTATTAAGCCCAAGGCTTACGGAGGAAGACGTAGAGTATCTAACCAAAGTAATTAATACGCTTCCTGGTGACGCGGAGTATGTGCCGAACTCACGCATCTCGCAAGCGCTTCGTGATGAAGGATTTGATGTAAGCAATAGCGCAGTAGACAGGCATAAAGCAAAACGCTGTTCCTGCTACAGAAAGCCAGGAACCAAATAGTGTCAATTTCAGAAAGACTAGAAAAACTACGCTCCCCCGGAGTGAGCGGATCAGATACAAAAGTTATTAAGCAACCAGAAGACTGGCGTCCGAGAATGGACATTGACAGTCAGCGCGGCGGATTTGTAGTCGGCTCCCCCAGACCGGAGCACGAAATGGTAGACGCCACTACTGTTCTAACCGAATTCGGATTAAATCCAGCGGAATGGGCAGTGACATCTCTGAGAAGGGGTAAGTGGCAAAAGTTTGATGGTGAGTGGCTAGAGTCAGTTCGGGTAAATATAGTTCCAGCAAACTATATGGCTACTGACAATCTTGACTTAGAGCAACTGGTTGATCACATTAAAAAGTGGCGTCCCGCTAAAGGAACTAAAAAATCCACCGGCGAGGGCGCTTTTCTTATTGCGCCTAGCGATCAGCAGATTGGTAAAAAAGCTAACGGCGAGGGAACAGGGCAGTCAGTAGACAGAATTTTAACCCTCACGGAAAAAGCCGTACACCGTTTCCAGCAAAATTTAAAAGCCGGAATAGACCCAGGCACCATTTGTCTAGCGCTACTGGGTGACCACGTAGAAGGAACTACTAGCCAAAATGGAAGGCTACAAGGACAAGCAGCATCTGACCTGGGAATGACAGAACAAACTAGAGTAGCTAGGAGGCTTTTGCTTGCTCAAGTTAAGGCTTTTGCTCCTCTAGTAGATAAGCTAATTGTCCCCGTAATAAATGGAAATCACGATGAAGCTACTAGGCAAGTTGTGACTGACCCAGCTGACGGGTGGAACGTAGAAATTGCATCTGCGGTTCAAGATATCTGCGCTGAAAATCCAGAGCTAGCTCACGTCGAGTTTAGATATCCAAGTTCTGGCCACCAAACTTTGACGATAGACATAGAAGGAACAATGCTTGGAATGTTCCATGGACATCAAGCAAACCAAAACAACACACTTAGATATCTATCTCAGCAGGCAGCCGGGCAAACTGCACTTGGTCAGGCAGATGTTTGGATCTCAGGTCACTTCCATAATTTTAAAACAATGGATATTGGTGAAAGACTTTGGATTCAGGCACCCACCACAGACCCAGGAAGCGAGTGGTTTAGGGATCGAGCAGGAATGAATTCTAAGCCAGGTCTTCTTACCTTAATGATTGGTGGAAGCTATGAACCAAGAGAGCACATAAGCGTATTGGCGGTTTAAATATGAAAGTTGCAGTTTACACCATAGCCCTTAACGAGGAAAAATTTGTTAAGCGCTGGTATGAAAGTGCTAAAGATGCTGATTATCTTCTAATCGCTGATACCGGGAGCACAGATGGAACTCAAGAAACTGCAAAATCCCTAGGGATCAATGTCATTGATGTTCGAGTAAGACCTTGGCGATTTGATGATGCTAGAAATGCATCATTAGTTGCAATACCAGAAGACGTAGACTACTGCATATCTCTAGATATGGATGAAATTTTACTGCCCGGCTGGAGAGAATCTTTAGAAAAGGCTTTAGAGCAAAACATAACTAGGCCTAGATATAAGTACACATGGAGCTGGTCAAATGCAGAAGAAACTAAACCAGGCCTTCAATATGGGGGCGACAAAATACACGCTAGAAAAGGCTATAGGTGGACGCACCCAGTCCATGAAGTACTGAAAACTTATGGAGAAGTGAAAGAGGCCCAAGGCTGGGTAGATTTAGAAATTCATCACCACCCAGACAACAGCAAATCTAGGGGGCAATATTTCCCTCTTCTAGCTATGGCCGTAGCAGAAGCACCATATGACGATAGGAACGCCTATTATTACGCTAGAGAGCTTTATTTTTACGGTAAGTACGAAGAGGCTATAGAAGAATTTAAACGTCACCTAGGGCTTCCTACGGCCAATTGGGCCCCAGAGAGAGCCGCCTCTATGCGCTATTTAGCAAAAATAGAAAAAGATAAAAAAGAAGAGTGGCTAGTAAAAGCCCATATGGAGGCCCCCTGGAGGAGAGAAGCCTTAGTGGAGCTTGCCCAGCATTTTTACGAGCAAGAGTCATGGGCCTCTTGCAACCACTTTGCCAAGAAAGCTATAGCAATTGAAGAAAAGCCGCTGGACTATCTTTGTGAAGATTTTGCTTGGGGAGCTCTTCCGTACGATCTAGCTGCTATTTCAGCGTATTATTTAGAAAACTATAATGAGGCATATAAGTATGGAAATACCGCATGTCAACTAAATCCAACTGATAAAAGACTTAAAACTAATCTTCAGTACTATTCTGTTGCAGTTTCTTCTTAGCTTCTATTAAGTGATAGGCATCTACCGCATTTGCGCTAGTTCTGCTTTGCCAAGTGAAATGACAGCTATCACATCTAACAATTCTCATAGTAGACCATCTACCGCCTTCAGGTCTGTCAACAGTAGCTGTTTTTAACTTGTCAGTTTTTGATTTACAGTGAGGGCAAAGAGGAAATCTTTTGTATCTCATTTCCTGTCCGTCCCAATTTACAGACAGAGTATTTCTAATCTGCTTGTAGTCAAGTCCTCCCCATATTCCCCATAACTGCTTATTATCTAGGGCCCACTTTAAGCAGTCCTTTTTAACTGGACACACCGAGCAAAGCTTTTTAGCTTCCCATTGCTGGGAAGGCTTATTTGCAAAAAAATTATCAATTTTGTCTTTATTTTCATATTTGGCGCATTCAGCATCTTCATGCCAATCTGGTGAATCAAAGAACATATGGCACCTCTACAAAAGTGGCATCCCATTCGTAGTTAGGGTCTGATTCATCACAGTAGACCGGAAATCTCTCATCTCCGTCGTCAAAATAGAATCCAGCCCTAGATATCCAAGAAAGATTAATTAAGTTATAACCCTCAAAAAGAGAGGAAACAATACCTTCACGCTGAAGTTGACGAGCTAGTAATTTCTTAGCAATGTCATCGGAATCTAAATAAATGTGCTCATTTAAATAAAACACTAAAGAGTCAGAGTCTAGTTTGCGTGGAAAATCGTCGCCTTCCCACATTAGCCAGACTGGCTCAGCAATAACTTTTTTACGCCTCATACAATAAATGTACAAGGCGTAAAGGTAAGGTTACCGTAAATTACAAAACTGGCCAAATATAGTCATAAGACGCCGGACGCGACCCCGTGTCTTCTGGCCAACCAAACTGCGAGTACCACTCGTAGTCTTTACTAAGCAGCGCCATCCTGTGGCTAGACGCAATCTGAGCAAATAATTCTCTGTCTTTCATCCAAGCAGGGTAGCGATGACTTTCCCTAGTAATGCGGCCAAGCTTAACGGCCTGTATGTATGTAATCAAAGTCTTGGTGCCAATCGTGGATTTATAGCCACGTTTCTCCCACTCCATGACCATCTTAAGAATGTAGGACACCAAAGCGCCCTCGTGACCTCGCCACATCTTAACGGCGGGGTGGTTACGCCAGCCCTTGGCTGTGCGGTGATTACCCTGTGGATCCAGTTCTACAAGGTTCATCAGAATCTGCCAGCCTTCTAGGGCTTGCTTATTTAAACGGGCGCGGTCAAGAACTTGTGCAGTGTCCGCCGAGCCAAATAGCGGTACAAATGTTTGCATACCTATACGGTAGCAAAAACTTTAAGATTTGTCAAATCCAAAAGGCTTAGCCACACTTTGCTTTAAAGAGCCATACACTGTAACCACAAATATTCCAGCTTCTACGGCGCTTTCTATCTCGGGTATGGTCTCAGCCTCCGGATAAGAAATTTTTAGCTCTAAAGATACTTTTTCTTCTACATCTTCTGCTGAAATACCTAAAAACCTGCCAACCTCTGCTATCGCAGTTTTCTTAGCTTTTTCTAGAGTATTGGCAAGTATTTTTAACTCAAAGCTTGTTCTCATTACGACTTTCTTATTCGTTTTTCGAGCTTATATGGCGAGTAGTGGACGCCCCTAAGTTCTGGCTTTTTCCCGTCGGTGTCGTTGAAGATGACGTCTCCATAACGAACCGCAACCACTGTGCCGCGGCGGCCGTTGTGGAGGGTTCCGAGCTTGTCACTGTAAGCATCTGCTTTAACTCTAACTGTGTCTCCAACTGAGATTTGTCCTGGCTGGAGCGGTGTCCATATGTAGTCATTTTCGTCTTCTTCTTGTACTAAAACATGTCCTCTAGCGATAACTGGAAAAACAGATAAAACTTCATTTTTCATATTTTCATTAAGTTCAGGGATTTCACTCCAGGCTTCAAGCAATTTCATTATTGCCTTGCCGGAGCCAACCTTAACCTTTGCTAGCTGCAGCTGTTCTGCTGCCCAATTTTTGTCAATTTCTGGCATTTAAAATCTAGTCCTCTCTAAGTTAGATACTATCAGAATTTTTTCTACTTCAGCGGAAAGTTCGCTTGTAGATGGCAACGCCTCCAAATAGACGCCCCTCTGGGTAGAGGCAAGTTGCTGCCTCTGAGCCGGAGACATATCTTCTACCTGATAAGCCAACATAGACCAACTCGGGCTAAACCCCTGAGTGTCAGGCCAGTAGGTGACCAGCGGGGTAGAAGTATTTAGGGCTTGAATTATTCTATAGTTCCACCAAGTAAGTAAAGTTCTTTCCTGAGGCGGAATAATTAAGCCAACACCGGACCTGATAACTTCCAGAGCATAGTCATCATCCGTTTTCCTCCCAAGCTTAGTTGGTTCTTTGGGAAAAACTGTTGACTTGTTTACATACTCAAGCCAGCTATTTTTGATGTTTTCTACTGACCAGTAGTCTTTTCTGCCAATTCTAGGAGTCTCTGGATCTATGAACAAAGAATCAAAGTTCACTCCTAAAACTTTTTTCTCATCCCCGAAACCAAGCAGAGAAGCTACCTTCTCATCCGTATTCCAAGGAAGACTCGGGTAAATAATGGTTGGCCATTCAGTAACCATCATGTGAGCAATTGCCTTTTCTACAACGGAAGGATTTTTTAAAGCTTTTTGATAACCCTCTCTTTTAGCGTAGAAATTGCCAAAAAGAATAGAAGGATTTTTAATAGACGCAGCTATGCTGTTTTTATACTGCCAAACCTGAGGGCTGTCCACGACAAGCTTAAGCTTGGGGGAATCAAACATTAGTCCAAGTACGTTTAGCGCTCCATAAAGTTTGTTTGCGCTCAAGGAAGTCGGGGGAAGCAGACCAAAAATAATTAGATCATACTTTTCTAGATCTTCTAGTTTCCAAGACATCTCTGGGGATGCCCAGGTAATTTCAGCATGTTCGGAAAGAACAGTATCTAAAATAGTAAAAAAACTCGTATTAGTTGGTTTTTTGCAATGATGGGATCCCATGCCTGTAAATAAAATTTTCATTTAAGTCCAAAATTTAGTTTAGGCGGGGTGCCTGTAGAAGCACCCCGCCATTTTTACTAGAAAGGAGCATCTCCAGTTTCAGCAACAGGCGAAGCCGGAGCAGGGGCTGGCGCTGGCGCTGGAGCTGGAGCAGGAGCAGGAGCGGCCGCAGCTACTTGCGTAGGGGCTGCCGCTGGCCTACTTGCCGAAGAAGAAGCATAGTAATTTTTAATTTCATTACTTGGCTTTCCCTCATAGCTACGAATTGCAACCTTTCCTCGGAAAGTTCTTCCAAGTAGAGCTTGCTCAACCATAGCAGGCGATGGGTTTGCTAGCCAATATTCCTTACTAAGACCAATTGCTGCAGCCTTCGCAAAGAAAATGTTCATAGCAATTTCGTTATCTGGGCTTACAACCCACTGGTCCCAGACACGACGCTTGTCGTGAGGGCCACCCTGAACTTCATTGGTTAGCTTAAACATAAGCTTTCCAGTTGAAGCAACGGTAGCTTGAGCCTCGATTACTTTGAACTCATAATCGCCGTCTGGTAGAGGCTCATAGTTTGTTTTTGCAGCAGCATCTCCAGCTTTCTGGACGAGCGCTGCGAAATTAACAGTAGTCATAACTGCCTTTCCTAGTTTGTTTTCTTAGTTGTTTCTGTCTTCTTTTCGCCGAAGACCATGTCCAGCATGCGTTCGACCCCGAGGTCTCCCTGCTGTACTACTTTTCCTAGACGTCCCTGGACGCGCTCGCCAGCTTCATACTCAGGGGTACGTTCCACATACATGCGACGTACCTTGTATGGTGGCTGAAGTGGGTCTGGATTCGGTTCCGTCTCCACTGTGATTGCACCAAGAATGTCATAGAAATATGGGGCCTGAATCGCTAGCTGGCCCTGTAGGTAAGGACGGTAGACGCCATCCTGCCCCTTACGTGCCATAGCGGTCAGTACTACAGCCTCAAGAGGCTGAGTTGGGTGCATTGTCAGGTCGCGAAGGTCACGAAGTAGTGCACCCATGTGGCGAAGTAGCTCTCCCCACTGCTGCATCTTCATCTGCTCTGTACCTGCGATGTTTTCCATGCACTTGACCTGAAGCTCCGAGATGGAGTCAATAATCAAGGACTTGAACTGGTGTTTTCCTGACTGAAGCCATTGGAATGCCTTGATAACAATGTCATAGCTATTAACTTTGACTACAACAGTGTCCCAGGTCCCATCCGCAAGCGGTGGCTCTTCAGTTAGGGGGTCCCAATACTTAATGTTGATTGGTAGGAATCTATGCCCACCCTCAACATCGAGCATGAGGCGTGGGTATGGTGCTGTTACTGCAAAGCTGGATTTACCAACCTTAGATTCGCCATAAACCATAATTGTTAAACTGCGATCTACTGCATTAGGCATTTACTCACTTCCCTTCTCTTTTTCTATTCCGTAGTATCCGTAAGGGTCGGCGACCTCAAACGCATCGCTAATTGCAGCCTCTGCGGCGCTTCCGTCGTCAACCAACGGGCAAATAGCGAAGAATTGGCACTTCCACTTGCAATCCCTAGTCGGGCGTGGATATGCGTGCTTGTAGTGACTTTCTCCAGCATCTAGAGAATCACGTACGCGAAGAATGTCATCTAGCGTGCCCTCTAGTCGCTCGTAGAAAGAACGAAGCGCAAATCTATTGTGTCTAACTTCAATTTGATCGTAAAAAGGTGGCTTAGCATAAGCACCACGCTTAACCTTTCGAAGCATAGTAAAGATTCCACCCTCTGAACGCTCACCTTCTTGGTTCTGCGCTTCCTCCAGAATCATGTAGGTTAGAATCTGCTCATTCATGTGGGCAATTGATCCAAAGTCAGCAAACGAACCACCAACTGTCTTGAAGTCGCGGAACATGCGGACTCCGTCAATCTTGCGACGAACTCGCATGTCAATCTTGCCCTGAAGAATTACTCGCCCGTCCATCATTGGGCGCTCAATTATTTCTTCTGTAGAAATCTTTTCTAGTTCAGCGTCGATACCATTTAGCTCTACCCATTCTAGGTAGCCTTCAAGCATGACTCTTCCCAGCTCTGCTTCTGTCTCCAAATTAGAGGTGTCTCTAAAAGCATCATTCATCTTTTTCATATCTTCTCTGACGAGGTCAGCATGAGCCTCTAGAAGATTTTGACCAGTTGAATAGTATCTGTCTAAAGCCTCGTGAATCCTAGAACCTAAAGCTAGAGCTCCGGTATATTCTTCAACTTTAGGACGAAGCCTTCGGTAGTAGGTAAACCACCACCGACGACGGCAGTCTTTAAATGTTTGAATCTCAGAGTTTGAAATTCGTACTGGTTTGGGGGTTGTCATTAGGCGTCCTTAAGAATTTTCAATAGCTGTTCTTTATCTTTTACTATTTGCTGGAAATTGTAGTCTTTAGCCCCCAAAGTGTCAATTACCTTTTCTTCGACCGTACCCTCGGTCACATAGTCGGTAATGACGATTGAGTCGTGAATTTCCGAGCCAATTCGGTGCACACGGTCTAAAGCCTGCTTGTAATCTACCAATGACCAAGGACGCTGTAACATCACCAGTCTCCGCGCCGCGGTAAGGGTGACACCTACACCACCCGCCTGGGCAGTGAACAGAATCCACTTAATTCGTCCTGACTGAAAATCATCAATAGCCTGTTGCCGCTCAAATTCATTTTGAGAGCCAGTAATTAGGCCATGCCTAATTCCCTCTTTAGTCATTCTTGCACTAAGAAGTTCAATTAGCTGTCTAGAGACGGCACAAACCGCCACCGAATCATCTCCAAAGTCTCCATTCGAGATGTCATCCATGAGGGCATCTACCTTGCAGGACGGGTCGGAAAGAATCATTTTTTCGCCCGCTTCAGTTAGCTCTATTTGACCATAAGCACTAGCAAACTGAATTAATCTACCCATTTGAACCATGGGGTTAGTAGCTACAATAAGGTCACCAGAATATTCGGTCTCTTCCATGGAACCATCGCCCAAGTCACTAGCAGATGTAGACTCAAGCATTGCCATCATGTTATCTAGCATTTGTCTATAAGCCTTTTCCTGCTTGGAGCCCATTTCGACATCTCTGCGGTCAGTAACAACCTCAGGAAGCCAAGGAAGAACTCGAGCTTTAAGCATCCTGCGCATTCGAGGATTGATTCCAGCAAAAAATTCGGTTTCCATGGCTGGCTTAAGTCCTAAAACCATTAAGGCACCAAACGCATTAGGAAAAGTATTCACATAGCGATCAATCCACTTAGTTTTGCTTGGCCACTCCTTTGGGTCCAGCCAGTGCAAAATAGGCCAAAGGTCTACTACGTTATTTGCAATTGGTGTACCCGTGAGAGCAAATCTAAATTCTGCTTCGCCTGTCGCAGCCCAAAGAGCACGAGTCTGCTTAGATTTAGGATCCTTAGATCGATGAATTTCGTCTGCTATTACAGAATTAAAATTAATGGTGTTCAGTTCTCTTTGATGAACTTCGCAGCGGGCTGGAGTGATTTTGGAGTCGTGCCCGCCACACTCGGTGCAGCGTGCCAGGGCAATCGAGCCGTACGACACAAGTCTCGAGTGAGTTCTCAAAGATTCCCAGTTGATTACGTAGACCTGAGCCTCATGGTCAAAAGCTTTTCTTCTTTGTGTGGCAGAGCCCTTAATTATTTGGACATCAATTCCAGGCCACCAGCGGTCAAACTCACGCTCCCAGTTTGTCTTTAAAGTGTTTGGGCATACAACTAACAGCGGAAAAACATTCTCTCCACGCTCATGTAATTTCTTAAGCCCTCTGATTGCCTGAGCAGTTTTTCCTAGTCCTGGTTCGTCAGCTAGAAGTCCTCGCCTAGCATTTGCAATCCACTCAACACCAGCTCTTTGATGTGGGAATAAGTCCTGGTCACCATCTTCCATTGCCTCTATTTCACGGAGAACATTGCAGGGGTCTATTCGTCCAGACTTTTCGTTTTTTGCCCAGTCGGCCAGCTTGGGACCAATCTCGAGCTGTTGACCAAAAGTTGATCTGAGAGATAGGCAACCAGTCCAAGAAACAGGAATTCGCCACACATTTTTATCGGAGTCCCATTTAGACCCAGGTAGCGCTCTGCAGACCTCTTTTAGCCGCCACTCAGCATTAATAATTATGTGATCGCCCTCAAGCTCTACATAAACGCCCAATCGGGACTCCATTCGTCATTCTGTCTATTTATATTATCACAAAAATTTTCCGTTTGTCGGAAATTTTTGATAATAACTAAGATTCCAGCAATTTTACTGGTTTCCAGCCAATTTTTACTAATCTCAGTAGGGCGTGTCGGATTGCATCTAATGCGTGTCCGCCACCTCCTACATACCAGTATTCTAGTTTCTTAAGCTTCTTGTTGTCAAACATTGTCATTGCATCGGCGGGGGCTTGGAAGAAGATGTCATCCATTTGACGCCCGTTGTCCTTCAAACACTGCTTAACTAT